TCAGCCCTCGTACAGCAGGCCAGCCGGCGCGGCGCGCGGCGTCCAGGCATACCGCGGCACGGCGCGCTGAGCCTGCGGGAGCGGTCGGACCTGCCCTTGCGCCATCGGCATGGCCGGCATGGCTGGCATGGCTGGCGCCCCACCCTGCCCGCGCTGCTGCGTCTGCTGCGCCCCCATCTTCATCAGCGCCTCCAGCGCTTTCACCGTCTCCGGAGACATCTTGCCGGGCGTGCCTACGCCTAGCTTGTCCAGCAGGGCTTCCATCATGCCGGGCGTCTGCCCCGCCATGACGGCCGACGCGGCGTTGACGTTGCCCCCGCCCGGCCCCAGCGCGTCCACGGCCTGCATGCCGATCATGCGACCGGCACCGCCGCCCATTTCCGGGTTCATGCCTGCGCCCATGGGCGGCGTCTGCATCGCCGGCCCCATCTGCTGCGCCCACGCGCTCGGGTCCACGCCCGCCGTCACGTTCGGACTCGCGCTGAACAGGTTGCTCAGCCACGAGAAGTCCATACCGCCCATGCTCATTACCGGTCCCTCAGTACGGCGGCCATCTGCTCCGTCTTGGCTTTCGAGCCGGCAGAGCTGCCATAGTAGAAATTCCCGATCCGTGAGGCTTCAGCGCCAAGCGCTCCGAAGCCGGTGCCGATCAGCCCGGCCAACACCGGATCCTTGAGACCCGGCAGCCCCACCGCGGCGCCGACCAAGATGGCGAACGCGTAGAGCAAGAAGCTTCCGAAGATCACGTAGGGGAGAAACTTCGGCGTCTGGTCCATGGGTCACGCCTCCAGTCGAAAGAAGCGGTGCACTCCAATCTCTGCGCAGGGGGTTTTCCCCCGCGACCAATCGGGCGCCACTCCGCGAGTGTGGTAGTGGTCGGAACCGTCCGTCACGTCCTTCAGCCGGCCGCTCAGCAGGTCGTCGGCGATCTCCATGGCAAGGCGGTAGGAGCGATCATCCTCCGTCACCGCCAGCAGCTTCGCGCGGTTCGGATCGCTGGGAAGCCAGCACGAGAACTGCCAGGGCTTGAGGCAGACGCTCGCCGGGTCCTTCCCCCACCAGCGCGGCCGGTTCGCTCGGTTCATGATGGTGCAGGCGACCGCCACCATGCCGGCGATGCCTTCACCGCGTGCCTCGCCCCAAAGGGTGCGGGCGACGATCTCCCGAGCGGGCATGGTTGATGGATCGCGCGGCTTCGTGGTGCTGATGGAAGTCGTCATGGCCTACTCCGCGGCGTGCTGGTTGCGGGCGATCACGTCCAGGCGGCTATCCAGCCGCTGCATCCATCCCTTGATGTCGTGCAGGGCCTGCTGGAGCTGCGCGACCTGCTGGCGCACGTCCGAGTGTTCGTCCCGCCAGCGCTCCAGGTGTTCGACGCGGGCGCCGAGGCGGGCCAACCACACCGTCACCGTGACGGCGTAGGCGATGGCCGTTAAGAGAAGGCCGGCAGTGGTGGTGTCGATGGTCACAGGGGGCTCCTACGCAGCGCGGCGGTTGAATGAGGGGGCGCCCTTCTCACATACTGAGGCGGGCACCATGGGAGGCGGGCATGAGGTGGTTGGCACTTGCTGCGGCACTGCTCGCGACGTCACCGGCAACGGCGGGCACCATGAGCGCCCGTGAACTGTTCGACTCCTGCCGCGGGATAAATCCCGAGACCGGCCAGCCGGGCACCGACTTCCGCGCCATGTGCATGGGCTACCTGATGGGCATCGTTGACCAGCAGGAGTTGCTGACGAATGTGGCCCAAGCGCCCGTGACGTACTGCGCCCCGACCATACGCGTTGGAGCGGCTGCGGCAGTGGTGTTGAGTTGGCTTCAGGCCCATCCCGAAGCGCTCGGGCAGCCCGGAGCAACCGTTGTGGCGCGCGCCATGGCCGAGTCCTTCCCTTGCTCGAAAGCCGCGGTCCCGTCATCGCCACCCCTCCTCCGACAGTAGGCCCTGCACGCCCTGCTGGATGACGGGCGTAGCCTGCCGCATGCCCCCGGCGAGCGGGGCGAACGCGCCGGGGCGCTGCGTCAGCAGGGATGCGGCGAGGCGCTGGCCGATGGACGTGTAGGGAAGTGCCGCCGCCGTGGCACCTGCCGCCGCCCACGGGCTGATACTGGCGCCTCCCAGCAAGGCACCCAGCCCCACGGCCAAAGCGCTACGGCCCGCCGTTCCGCTGTCGGGATAGGCGCTGCCCAGGACCGACTTACCGGCGTCGGACAGATCCTGCATGAGCGCGTCGCCGCGGGCGTAGGCACGCTTCCGGACGGAGTTGTCGCCAGCCTTCACCGCGCTTGCGAGCTGCGCCGGGGTGAACACGCCTTCACCCGCACCCTGCATGCCGGCGGCGCGCTCCAGCCGCGTCAGCATCGCCCAGGCGCGGTTGATCTCCGACAGTTGGCCGGCCGCTTCCGGGTTCGAGCGCGACAGGCCATCCCGCAGCGACTGCTGGAGGGTGCGCAGCGCGTCCGCCAGCTTCTGCTGGTAGGCGTCCGGGCTCTTGCCGAAGGTGGCAATTTCCCTGGACAGCGCGCTTTCCAGTTCCTTGAACGTCACCCCGTCCATGACACCGTTGTTGCCGAGCGCCTTGGCGAGCTTGTCCTGGACGATGGCGCCGAACTGCCGCGCCTCGCTCGCCGGCAGGCCCTGCACAAGGCCGCTCAGTGCCTTCACCTCGTCTGCAAACTGCGGGTCCGCCTGAAAGCGCAGCTTGGGCAGCAGTGCCTGATAGGCTGCGCTGACCTTGTCACCCACCGTTGCCACGGCGTCCCGCCCGACATCGTCGCCCGCCTTCTGCGCGATGGGGGCCAACACCTCGTCGTAGGTGGCGCGGTTGAAATCCTGCACGGCCCGCCGCTGCGCACCCTTAATCAGGTCGCCCAGCAGGGGAACGCTCGTCAGCTTCTCTTCCGTCCGCGCCGCCGCACCGCCGAGGATCTGCCCAGGCGTCGGCGTGACGCCTCGATCCATCAGGTAGCGCACAGCGTCGGAAATCTGCGGCTGCACGGCGCGGGATACAGCGGTCACGGCAGGGCCGACAGCGGCGCCCGTACCCGCCCCCAACGCCACCTGCTTTCCCTTATCCTCCCAGAAATCGGCATTTGGATCCGTGACCGGCTGCAAAGCGGCCAGTCCGCCCCCCATGCCCGCACCAGTCAAAGCCGCGCCCGACAGCGTCGTTGCTGCGGGCGTCACCACGGCCAGCGGCAGCGTGGCCGCCATGGATCCGCCAATGCGCCAGCCGTCCACACCCGTGTGCCCGGCCGCCGTACGGTCAGCCTGATACTGCGCTTCCCGCTGCGCTATGTCCTGGTCTACCTGCGCCGTGCTGGCGGGCACCATGCCAAGCGCCTTCATGGCCGGGCCGATGACGGGCGCCTCATTGAGGTAGCGGACACCGGCGTTCACCGCATTCACCACGCCCTCGGGCAGAGCGTGGACGAGCAGTTGGGCGCCGCCGTCGATGGGATCTTGAACACCGCGGGCAAAGCGCGTCCCCGCCCCCTGCGTCCCGGTGGGGGCGGGCTTGTTGCCGGCCAGCAGGTCGCGGGGATCCTGGGGCGACGTCACACCCCCTCCAAGAAGATCGCGGGCCATCACTGCACCCCCAGGCGGCGCTTCACCTCATCCACCGTAATGCCGTGCTTCTTCGCGGTGTATTCCAAGTCATCCTGGGAATACTGAGGCGGCGCAGCAGGCGCCGTCTCGGTGCGCTCAAGGAAGTCACGAACCACCATGTTGCCTTTGTAGCCATTATCCGGCCCATAGGTGTTCGACTGGTCTCGCAGAATGTTGATGTATTCGGTACGGAAGTTCTTCAGCTTCTCCTGCACCGTCTCCGGCGTGTCGCTAACATTGGGCACGAACGGGCGTAGGCGCGGGAACTCGGACGCAGTGACGGCAGCGCCAGAGCGGTCGTGGATCTTCAGGCTTCCAATGTCGGAAATCAGGGCGCGGATGTTCCGGCCCTCCGGGTCCAGCCAGTTCAGCGTGTCACCGGGAAGGACGGCATTGCCGAGCCCCTGAAGGAACCCGGTGCCCGTCTTCCCGCCCTTCATCGCGTCCAGGGCAGAGTCGATCTTGCGGACGGCGTTGACGTTCTCCAGCATGGCCGATGTCATGTTGGCGGGGACGTCCTTCGGCTGCGCCGGGATAAGCGGCTGAACGCCAGGAGTTGAGGCGGAGCCTCCAGCCGGCGCAGGCGACGCAACGGCAGGAGTGGGCGCGGCCCCCTGCCCGCCAAACAAGGCACTCGGCGTCAGAAAGCTCACAGCCCCATTCTGCCCCATCAGCGGCTTGCCGGCGGCCATGTTCGCCGCCTGCTCCTTGGTGATGGCGCCAGTCGAAACAAGGTAGTTGAGCGCCTGCCCCTCGGCGCTGTTGCCGGTGAACAGCCCGCTCTTGTCCTCCGGCGGCGTGAACTTTACCTGACCGGCACTATCAACCAGATACTTGCCGACGACGTGGACGCCGTCCTGCTTCCGCAGCGCGTTCATGATCTGGATCTGTAGTCCCAGATCCTTGTACTTCCGATCCTCGGCGCGGTCCTTGCGCTGCTGCTGGGCCTGCTGAGCGGCCATGAGCATCTGAAGGCCAGCGGCGCCCGAGCCACCGCGCAGGCCGTCGCCCAAGGACATGAGCCCCGCCACAAGCGCCGACTGCCAGCCCCCGTCACCCAGCAGACCGCCCCAGCCGGACGTGTCCTTGCCCGCATCCTGGGCGGGGGCGGCGCTTGCCGGATCGTAGAGCAGGCCGGGAACCGGCGGCGTGGCGGGCATCTGCGGTGCGGCCATGGGAGGCGCCTCCTGTGCGGGCTTGGCGGGCGGACGGGTGGACACGTCCACCGGCGGGGACTGGCCGAAGCGCCCCTGGAACAGGGACTTCACCTCGCCGGCCGTCTTGGTGGCGATGTCCGGGTTCTGCTCGATCCACTTCGGGGGGAATAGCATCCGAACCGGCGTGTCGTCGGACGCGCCGAACAGATCCTGCGCGCCGCCCGCGCCGAACCGATGGGCCGCGTAGGTTTCCCAGGCCAGCGGGTCGCGCCCGAGCGACTGCTGGAGCACCCGGTTGTTGGAGGCGTTGAAAAGCTGAAGGGCGATATCCTGCTGGCCGCCCTCCGCGTTGTCGGTGATGCCCTCGGGCGTCAGGCCGGCGTTCGGGAACCGGCGCATCAGGTCCGCCCAGGTCCGGGGCATGAACTGGTACTTGCCCGTGGCACCGGAGCCGAACCCGTTGTACATGCGCTTGCCGCCGCTGCTCTCGTAGCCGGCCAGGGCGGTGTCGTACAGCAGCACCATTTACACCTCCAACGCCTTGGCGATGACGGCGCCCACGTCCAGCGCCGCGCCGGCCGTCGCCTGCTGCACGGCGGCCAATCGCGGGGCGAGCGCGGCGAACAGGTCCGGGGTGTTCTGCTTCATCCAGGCCAGCTTGGCGGCGCCGTGGTACGGCAGGTGCCCGGTGCACAGCCAGCAGTCCAGGCTGTCTTCCACCCCGTCCCCGTAGTGCTGCGGCAGCGCGACGCCTTCGCGCGCCAGGTAGTCCAGCACCTCCTGATGCGACCACGTCCACAGCGGCGCGCGGTACTCCACGCCGTCCTCCACGTGCCCGTGCGGCACGCCCACGCGGGCATCGCACGCCTTGGAACCGCGCAGCACGAGGGTATGGCCGCTCTCACGGATGTAGCGCTGCACCGGCTCGAACAGGCGGGCCGCACAGCAGCGCAGCGGCTCCTGAAGACGCAGCGCCGGCTGATCGGAGCGGTAGGCCATGGCCGAGGGGGTTGACCAGTACGGCAGCACGTCGGCCGGCAGCCCGAGCCGGGCATGGTAGGCGTCCAACGGCTCATCCGCCTGCACCACGGTCAGCGGGACGCCCAGGTTGCGGCAGGTGTCCTCGACGTACTGGCGCACGTGGGGGAACGTGCCGCCCGTCTCGGTAAACAGCACCTCGATCCGCGACAGGTAGGGCCGGGCGAGTTCCAGCAGTGCCCGGCTATCCTTGCCGCCGCTGAACTGGAGTAGCGCTTTATCGTGTCCGTCAATCATGCCTTCACCATCCGGTAGACGACGGGCTCTATGCCCTTAAGCAGGGCATCGGCTTCCGACCGTGGCATGATCGCGTCGAAACCGTCTCGGTATGTGCTGGGCAGCGCGCTCGCCACTTCCACCAGCAACCCGGCGCCGCTCGCCGCAGCTAGCACGCGTTGCCGTGAGTACGGCACATAGCCAAGCGACGCGATCAGCCGGGCTCGGTCACTCACAGCGTCGGCGCCCAGGTCGTAGACGAAGACCACGCCACCGGTCGTCAGCACGCGGGCCGCTTCGTCCAGCGCAGTCTCGATTTGCCCATGCCCGAGCGAATACAGGAACAGCACCGCATCGAACGAGCCGGACGGAACCGGGATGTTATGGAAGCTTGCCGCGAGCTTCGGGAACCCCTCTGGGCACATGGCGAGCTGCGCCGGGCTGACGTTCAGGAGCGTGATGGACAGGTCAGGGCGCAGATCGCGCATCAGGTCTGCGACCGCCCCAACCCCGCATCCGGCGTCCAGTACCTTCGCGCCGCGCGGCAGATCCGCGAGCGCCAGCAGCTCCGCGACATGGCTCCTGTCGTCCGCCGCCAATTTGTGGATCTGGAGCACCCGGTGGCCGGCGTCGATGCAGGCCAGCGTGCCGCGACGGACCATCTCGTCATCGCCGTATGGCGCAACCCGGCGCGCTGCTTCGTATTCCGCGTCCATCATCAGAAGTACGCCGCCGCTACGGTGGCCGCAGCCATCATGCCGCTACCTACGAGCTGCCCCGTATTGTCCGTGCTGGTGCTGCTCGTGCTCGTGTTCCCCACCGGGCCGGACAGCAGGCCATTGCGCAACTGGAGCTGATCCACCGGGTAGCCCTGCTGCCGCATGAAGTCCTGCAAGGCGAGGTCCAAGTTCGCTTGGTTCATGCCCTGCTGCTGCTGGCCGATGTTGAGCAACGCCCCGGCGTCGCCGAACCCCAGGCTCTGCCCGAGTTGCCCGAGCCCCGCGAGTTGCTGCGCAGCGCGTAGGCGCTGGTCATTGGCCTGCATCCCCAGAGCGCCGACTTGGTAATCCATGCTCTGGTTCATGCCCGCGGCCTGAAGGGCGCGGTTCTGATCGGTGGCGATGGCGTTCTGCGCGGTCTGGAATGACTGATTGCGCAGGTTCGCGGTGGTCTGCCCGACCTTGTCCAGATAGTTCCGGTTGTTCTCCGTCTCCATGAGCGCGGCGCGGCTGCCACCGAACGCCCCGGCCGCGGTGGCGCGGGCGCGCGTCGCGGCGTTGATCTGGTCGTTCTGGCGCGACAGATCGGCCAGCGTCGTATTGATGACGTCGTTCGTGTACGGGTTCATGTACGCCGACAGGTCGGCATCCGTGAACTTCTGCGCGGTCACGTCGCGCACGGCGCTGCGGTCAAGCGTGGGGGCCGGCGCGGGAGAGGACGCCAGCAGGTTGGCCGTCGATGCCACCGCCGCGTTCACCGCCGGCTGCCATGAACCGGCGGCACCCCGCATCACACCGAACCCGGCCTGCTGATCCGGCGTCCAGTCGGCAATGCGCGCGCCCGTGTACGGCTGATACGGACGGTCAGCCAGGGTATTGCCGATCTTCAGGTTAGCCTGATGCTGATCCTGAATGTACTGCGGGGGTTGGTTTGATTGGACCGTCTGGCTGCCGCCGCCCGTCATCGGCAAACTCCATCGAAGGGAACCGGCGTCTCCCGACGCTGGTATCTGTTGTTATACAGGAAACAATGCGGCCTTGGTAGCCCTATACGTTGCGCCACATGAAAACGCGCGCGTCGTACCCCTTCGCCCGCAAGGCCCGTCGCCAGCCCAGCCGTCCGAAACCTTCAATCCTCTTGCACCCTTCAGCCCTGCCCCACGCGGCCACGGCCTTTTCCATTTCCAGCAGCTCAGCCAGATCGCCGGCACCGGCAAAGACGCGAACGGCCTTCAGTTGCGGATACTGGTGCAACTCGGTCAGAAGCACGGAGCACGTGCCGGGCCATATCTGCATGTCACCACGGGCGACAGCGGCCAGCACGTCGGCCAGCGTGTGCGTCCCCCCGCCATACTCCAGCGCCTTCTCCAGCTTTGGCGCGACAGCACTCCAGACGGCGCGCAAGGCTTCGGCTGACGCGGGCGTCATCGGCGCGCCCCGGTCTGCCGCAGATCGAGCCGCAGCGCCCCAAGGCGCCAGAAGGACGGCGCCGCGGAACTGTCGAACCGCAGGGAGACCTGCCGGGCCGTGACGCGGGTATCCAGCTTCGTCGTGCTGCCGGTCACGGTCTGCGCGGCGTGCGTCGTCTCCGAGCCATTCGGGTACAGGCGGGACTTCAGCGTCACGTTGACTGCGCCCTCCAGGTCTTCGAAGTCCGGGACGATGCCGGCAACGTGCATCAGCGTGTCACCGTCGCCGATGTCGATGGGGGCCGACTCCAGAAATGCCGTCAGGACTCCGCCGTTAGCGCTGTGCAGGCGCTCATGGAAGTAGATCGCTCCACCGCTGGAGACGGCCACCGGATGCGGCAAAACACCAGCATCCACCCATGCCGTGCGATCAAATGATCCGCACGTCCATGAACCATCCGAAATGTTGAGCGCCGCATACCGACTGCACTCGTTTCCGTCACGGCTATCCGGATATAGCCACCAGATTTCGGAAAACGCCGCATTGGTGAAGGCGTATATTTTGTCAGATTGGACGAGGGAGAGGTTTTCGATGATGTCGCGGCGCAGCGTGCACGGGATCCGTTCGGGTGCACCGCCGCGGTAGGCGTAGAACTGCCCGTTGTTCGACAGCCAATAAGCAGAACCGTTGAACTCGACCGCTGCGTTCGCCCCGATCAAGCCGCAGCCCTTGCCGAGCAGTTCGAAAGAATAGACAAGTTGCGGGTCCCCAAGGAACCGCATGCTGTAGAGCCCGACGTCGGTCCACAGCAGGTTCTGCCCACGCGACGCCATCCCGCGCACGATGCGCGATCCGGCCGACAGGCGGTAGTCGCCGGCAAGGTTGGAGCTGGTGGGCGTCCAAACCGTGTTCTGTTCCTGGTCACACCAGCGGATGTTGAGGGGATCGTCGTTTGTCCCGTCGTGCGCCCCATAGGCGACAAGAATACGCTCGGCCGTGACGAAGATACCGTGCGCGCTCGTGGGGGCGTTCGTCACCAGCGCGGCCGGACTGGCTGTGTTCAGCGCCCACTCGTAGATGCCGCCTCCACGGGGACAGGCCACCATGTGCTCGCCCCAATTGTCGATTGTCCAGGTCCGGGCGTACGACTCCACGGTTGACGCCTCGCCCCAGCCGCCAACGCCATAGGCGCCGGTCCCGTACCCCGCGCCGCCGATCCCGTCCTCATTGCCCGCCGCCAGCCCCACCGGCGTAATGTCATGGAGCCCACCCCCGTAGTAGGCATGCAGGTGCGTGTGTGTACCCAGACCGATGACCGGGGCGCCATCGTTGTCCGCCCAGACGTGCAGACCGCGGCACTTGCCGCTGACGGTGGACGTGGTCAGCGTTTCCCATCCGCCAATCACCTCGGGCTTGCTGCGGACAAAGCGCACCTTGTCGGCGTCCACCCACGCACCCTCGGCCGACAGCGGCGTGTCGTCCTTAAAGACGCCAGGGGCATAGGGAATGGTGGCGATGGTCATGACGGGTCAGGCTGCGGCTTGGGGTTGCGCACGGGCTTGTCACCTGGGCGGATTGGAATAGCGGCCATGGCGATTACCTCCACTGCAACCAAACACCGTGAACGTGCTGGCTTTTCGAGTTGGCGAAGCTGATCTTCCACCGCAGCTCGGTGCCCGACGGCTGGCCCGACACGTCGGCGACGGCGGTAAGCACGTCGGTCGTCGCGTCAAATGCGACCTGATTTTCAAGCGTCGCCGCGGTCCACGTGGCGCCGTCGTCTCGGCTGACCGACAGCAACAGGTCCGTGTTCAGTGCGACCGTATCGACCGGCTCGTGCAGCACGACGGCGCGGATTAACGTCGGAGCAGCGGTCGCGGAAAAGGCAATTGACGTCAGGGTGCCGCTGGCCGACACAAGTCCCTCGATCAATTCAAGTTCTGTGACCGCCAGACCGTAACTGACACCACCCGGCGAACCCAGAGTAAACTTTTGCCCCCAATACTCATGAGCCCCGAGCCCTGCATTAGGAGTGATGGTAGACTTGGCGAAATCGGCCGTCGCCAGCGCAGTATCCGCGGACCCCTCCGTCCATGCCGTACCATCGTCGGAAAACACGATTTTAACGGAGCGGACCTTGTAGTTTGCTCCGTTTGCCTGCGTCAATGTCATGGAGTGGCACAGCTTCGCTGTTCCACAATGCACATAGACAATTCCGTTCAGCACAGTTCCGTTGATGGAACAGTTCGTACCGTTATCATTGTCGGCCATGTTCGATACCGGCGTCGCGCTGTTGACCACGCCGTCAGAGCCGTTGGCGTAAAACCCAACATTGGAAGTAGTTTCCAGGTTTGAACCCGGATTGTTCGTTTGCAGGTAGTAATAGCCACCAGTTGCATGGTGTGCGATGTTCACCTTTGCCGATATGCCGGCCTCATCCTCGAATTCATCGGCAACGCCGCCGATCATGTTGAGAACAGACCAACCGGTGTCCACTTGGTCGCGCAGCGTGTTGATTGCGAGATTGTATGACAGGGTGTTAATCTGTTCTTGCAGGCTGTTGAGAGGCAACGCCTCCCAGGACGGCGTTACGCCGTTCGTCATCAGAAACTTGTCAGCGTTCCCCGCCTGGGCCGGCAGATCGCCGTTCAGCGCCGCGAACGCTTGCGCATCCACGTAGGCGCGCGTGGCCGCATCGGTGCCGGCCGTGGGCGTGCCAAGGTTGCTGATGCGCTGCGCGTTCAGATCAACGGCCGAGGTAGCGAGCGGGAGCTGATCGAGCCGAGGCGTCCCCCGCCGGAAGTCCGTCCCCTCGCAGTACACGGTTTGCGGACCCTGACGGAGCGCGTAGCCGGTGCCGGCCGCCGTCTTGAGGGTCAGCGAGTAGCCGGCGCGCGTGGTTTGGTCGTCCACGAAGTACAGCTTTTCGACCGTAGGGGCCAAAATGACCGTGTTCGCCGTCAACGTGCCTGTAAGCAAAAGCCCGGCGTTCCGGGCCTGATCGGAGACGTAATTGGTGCTGGTCAGCGTCACAGACGCCGAGCTGATGGTGATGGTCTCAACGCCGGCAATGGCCTCGTCGGCGAGGTCCAAGACCGTGTTCAGCCGGTCGCCCCATGAGTTGAGATTTTCGCCCTGCCCCTGCTTTTCGAAGCGCAGGCGGGTGGTGGGAGTGCTCGGCATGGGTCAGCCCTCCAGCGGCGGGAACCACCCCGCTTCGGTGTGGATGTACTCGCGATAGAACGGCTTCAGGACGAGCGGCTTGGCCGTCACCTGGACGTGCCCCTGCACCTCGCGGAAGTGCCACCGGGCGCCGCAGTGCGGGCAAGGCGGCATCTCGCCCATGAGGTCGGCGGGCTTCCGGATCTGCCAGCCCGTCAGGTTCACGGCCTTGTCGGCGCTGGCGCCCGGCCAGAGGTCCACCGCCGTCTCGCAGATCGCGTGACCGTTCTCGCAGATCACCTTTGTTCCAGCGGGTACGGTCATCGTCAGCTCACCACGGCTCGGTCGGTGACACGGCGCCACGCGACGGCATCCGAGAAGGCCGGTACGGCGCCGCCGGCTTCGTCGGTGACGTAGATCAGGCAGTGGGCGTACCGCTCCGCGTCGGGCAGGTCCGCTTTGGAGAACACCGGCAGCGGCACGGGCGCGTTGCGGCGCTGCTGGCGCAGGCGCTCGAACTCAGCGCGGACATCGTCCGCGAGGCGGCGCACATGGACCGGCGCGGAGGCATCAACGTTCACCATTGCACGCTCGCCTTGATGGTGAGGGGAGAGCCCGGCCAGCGGGCGCGCTCGTCCGTGGACTGCACGCGACCAAGCGCGGCGTCGTACAGCTTGCCCCACACCTCAATGCGGGCGTCGTCGCCCAGGTAGGGCGCAGCCTCCAGCAGAGAGGCGTACAGGTAGACGTTCGGCCGGCGGGTCAGCAGCCAGTTCGTCGTGTTGCTGTCGGACAGCGGCGTCACTGCCGCGTAGTAGGTCAGCCGCGCCGTGTAGGCAGCATCCGGCGTCGGGCCAAGGTGAATGTTCGAGCCGATGACGGTGTAGTTGACCGGCTGTCCGGTCGCGCCGTCCGCGTGGGTGGCCGCCATCGCCGCGGGGGTGAGATAGGCGAGGTTGACGAGCGGCGTCGTCTGGAGCACCAGCCCGCGGGCTTCCTCGTAGTCGGCGGGAAGCGCCACGGTGGGCGTGCCGGCGACGGTCGTCAGGTCGTCCTGCGTCTCCATCTGCCGCGTGCGCAGGTCGTCGCCGATGCGCGCCTCTGCCAGGGCGATGAACGAGGGGATGACCGACGTCAGATCGGCGCGGTTCAGCCAGTCGCCGATTGTGGTCTGAAGCTCGGCATAGGTGCTGATCGCCATCAGGCCGCGTCCTTCATGGCGGCCTGCGCGACGTCGGACAGGGCGTGCGTGTAGACGAACTGCCCGATGTGCCCGACCTTGCGGGACAGCTTCTGGTCCACGTAGACCGGGAAGCCGGCGGCGCGGGCCTTGCGGCAGAAATAGACGTCTTCCCCGATGGTGCCGGCGTTGTCGGGCGTGGGGGTGAACATGAAGTACGGCAGATCCAGCGCGTCGAACACACGCATGTCCACCAGCATGCAGCCGGTGCCAGCGTGGGACACCTCCACCAGCCCCTCGGCACCCTCCGGCGTGAACAGCGAGCGGTCGTCAAGGCCGTATGCCGTTGGCGTACCGGTCTCGTCCCGGCGGACGTAGTTCGCGGCGACGATGGGCACGTTGTGGCGCAGAAGCGCGTTGATCGTGTCCCACGGTACGATCATGTCGTCATCGAGAAACAGCAGGTGCGTGGCGCGCCACTTGTAGGCTTCGGCGACGCAGCGCATGCGGACGTCCGGCAGGATGGAGCCGGAGACCGCGAACACCTCGCACGTCTTGGTGCCGCCGTCATAGCGGGCCTCGCTGAAGGTGCGGACGACGTTCGCCACGCACTGCCCGAAGCCGGCCAGCCAGCGCTCGCCCGGAACACAGATCGCCACGCGAAGATCCCAGGTCATAGCGCCTTCACCCGCCCGTTGTGCCGCACCGCGAAGTGGTGCCCCTCGCTGCTGTTCGCCCAGCGTCTCCAGGCCGCTTGATCGTGAAACCAGCCCTCCGTGACGGAGCGCTCCAGCACGTGCGGCGGGATGATGCGCTCAAGGCGCATGCCGTCCGCTTTGGCCGCGTCCTCGTCCGAGAGGATGGCCGCCGCCCGCTCGGCCGGGCCGGCGTCGTGGCGCGTCTCGATGCTGAACGAGCCGTCCCCGTGGCCGTGGAAAATCTCCACGGTATCGCCGTAATGATCGAGCAGGCGGGAGAGAGAGCCCATGAACCCTCACAGAGGTAAGGGGGAGGCAGGCTGCATTGGCCTCCCCCATCGTTGAGGTCAGGTGGTCGTCAGGTCCGCCGCGACGCCGTGGGCGGCTTCGTTCTTCATGGCGAGCGTGTACTCGACGTTCAGCATCTTGCGCTCGGCGTCGCCGGTCTTCGCCAGATCCTGCTTGTTGAAGCCGCGCAGGTAGTCCACCGACACGTAATCGGGATCCAGGACGAATGCCGAGCGCTCGCGCTGGAACCGGTTCGGGATCACCTTCAGGTCGCCGAAGTCCGAGGCGTACAGCGAAGCCGCCGCCTGGATCTTCTCGGCGCCGATGGTCTGGCGGGCGCTGGCGCGGCCGGTGAAGTCGGACACGCGCTGCTTGTTGATCGGGCCGACCATCAGCACGGACGGCGTGCCGCCGGAGGTGAAGACCTTCTGGATGACGTCCTTCAGGATGGTCTCCGTGAAGGTGCGCACCGCGCCCGCCGTGGCGTCGGTCGGCGACGCCGTGGCCGCGGTGGCGTTGGCGCCGCCGGTGCCTCGGCTGGTGTTGGTGGACAGCCAGGACTCCAGCGCGCGCAGCTTGCGGGCGGTGTTGCTGTCGCCCGCCACCTGCCCCTGCGGACCGACCAGAATGGCCTCCATGTCGCGCTTCAGCTCCTTGGAGCGCTTCGCCATCTGGAAGGCCATTTCGTCCGAGCGGCCGGCCTTCTTCACGGCCTGCTGGGTGCCGGTGACGACCACGTCCTTCTCGGAGATCTGGCAGTAGTTGCCCGCGCGGGTCGTCGGCGCCGAGGTGGAGCCGGTAACGGCGTTACCCTCCACCACCGCATTGCCGGTGTTCACCGCGGCGAGGCTGTCCGTCTGCCACTCGTGATAGGTGGCGTCCGCCTTACCCTTGCCTGCGACCATCGACATGAACGGGGTTTCGGTCGGGCTGATGTTGTAGATGACATCCGACAGGTCTTCACGGTTGCCGACGCTGTCGTAAGTCTTGAACGAGCCGGTGACTGCGGCCATAGCGCGAGTTCCTTCTTACAGGAAGTGTTTGAAGACCGCCGCGGCATCTTCCATGCGGCCGGTCTTGGCGAGACGCTCTTTCTGGCGCGTCAGCTCGCTCGCGTTCCTCTTGCCCGTCTGACCGGGACCCGGCGCCATCGTGCGCGGACCTTGCGGCCCCTTCGCCTCGATCTCCGGGCGCCGCGCCATCATTTCGTCGTAAAGCATGGCCTTACGCATCGTCGTGACGTGGCGGTGGTCGTAGATGGACTGAAGCTCGGGCTCCGAATAGCCGTGCTTCTTGCCCCACTCGATCAGCTTCCCGCGCTCCGCCTTGGCCTTCTCGCCGTCCTTCCACTCGGGCACCGCAGCCAGCAGCAGTTCGCGCTGCTGCGCCACGAACCCGTTCATGTTCTTGGCGAACTCGGCCTGTTGGACCTGCGCCACGCGCTCCTGCTCCGCCTGCAAGGCAGAGAGGTTCTGCTGGTGACGGTCCCACAGAGCGCGCTGCCGGATGGCCTCGGCCGGGTCCTGCTGGGACAGGGCCACCCAATCCGGTTCCTGGGGCATCATCTGCGCCAGCATCTGCTGCGCAGCATGGAGGGTCTGAGCGTACTGCTGCCGCTCCTCCGCCATACGCTGGAACTCCGCTTCAGCGGCCTTGCGCTGATTGGCGGCTTCCTCCGTCTTGCGGCTGTAGTCCTCCCGGCGCTGGTAGCCCTTCAACAGCTCGTCCAGCGTGACTTCGATCTCTTGTCCGTCCACCTTCACGCGGTGGCGGGGAGTGTCGTCCTGCTGGCTGCCGTTGGGGTCGCCATCGTCGTCGGACTGCGTGTGGTCGTCGTCGGCTCGCGCCTGGGCGTCGTCCACCACGGTGTCGTCGGCATGCTGCGCCGACGAAAGCGCCTCGCCGCCATCCTGTGTATCGGCATCGCCGGACAGGAACGAGGCGAAGGCATTGGCTGCTTGGTCCAGGGAAAGACCGGACCCGGTATCGGGTGTGTCGGTCAAAGGGGACTCCATCTAAGGGACCGGGCGTCATCGCGACGCTCGATTGTTGTTTACCGCGAAACTATCAGGCCGTCAAGAGCGACTAAGTTTCGCCTCTGAGAACTTTCCAGAGTTGACCGCGCCGACCATGGCCGCGCGAAGATCCGACAGCGCGCGGAGAGAATGATAAGCCCCTTCGCGCTTCGCCATGTCCCCCGGTTCGCTGTTCGTGATCTCAGCCATGTACTTGGCTTCGATTTCAGCGAACAGGCCGGCAACGTGCTCGTCCTCCATGAACGTCGCGATGGCTCGGCCGCGTGCCGCCTGCTGTTCCGGTGTCAGGTTGACCGTCATCGTCAATGATCCCAAGACGGGTCGTGGGCGGTGGTCGGGCGGTTATACTGCTCGAACAGACGCCGCATCATGTCCTCCAGCGTCTGCTGATCGGGCTGCTGAGCCTTGTAGCCGGTGAACGCGGTCAGCCCGTAAGGCTGGCCGTTCATGCCGCCGAAGAACTGGTGTTCCGGGCCAAAGCCGTAGCGGTACGGGTTGCCCTGGTAGGGAGTGACCGGCGGCGTCGGGGGCTGTCCCTGCTGCGTGGTTGTGGTGGGCTGCGCCGGCAACGGCAACCCCGCCGCCGCCCCTTGGGGTGCGCCGCCATCGCCGTAGAGAAGGCCAAGCGGTGCCTGATGCTGCGGCAGCGGCGCGGGCCGCGCCTGCGACACGCCCCCGCTCTGAAGCTGCCCCAGCAGTTGCGCCAGATAATCGTTAGCCAACGTCACCTCCCATCTGCACAGGCTGACCAACTTCCGGGCTCATCCGCCCGCTCAACATCGCGGCCTCCCGCGTCAACTGCGCCTCGGCCGCCATCTGCTCGCGGCGCAAGGCGAATTCGGCCCGCATCTGCTCCAGCTCGCGCTCGTGTTCGAGCTGCATGGCCTCCCGCTTCACGGCGGACTCGGCTTCGATCTTCATGCGCTCGGTTTCAATGCCCGCCTGCGCCTTGAACTGCTCGACCTGAACGCGGGCTTGTGCCTCCAGCATCTTCGGATCGGGTGCCGGCGGCGGCGGGGGCTGCGGCGGCTGCTTGTCGGGATCCTGAAAGAACCGCCCGGCGTCCTTGTAGCCGGCAATCTCCAGCATGGAGGCGAGCGTGTTCCGATACTGGCCGAGCGTGACCATGGGGTTGTTCGGGCCGTGCTGCTGGATGATGGCCTCTTGGGTCGCCTTGACCATGCCCAGCGCCTGCATGCGTTCGTCGTCGCTGCCCCGGCCGAGCCCAACGTTCGCGCTGACGTCCATGTCCGCGTCCCAGGAACGCGGGTCCATCGGCACCCACGCGTTGCGCAGGCGAACCATGCGCTGCTGGTCTTGGTGCTTGACCACGAGGCGCAGGACGCCGCGGAACAGGTTCTTCAGGCCGGTCTCGGCGAAGATGCGCGCCAGCATCTCAATCTTGCCCTGCGCCGCGCTGATCGTGGCCGCCACCGCCGCCTTGGTGGTGCTCTGGAGGCTGTCCGCGTCCAAACCCTGCGACGCCCGGCTGATGCCGGTGCGCTGCTCCCGGACGCTCTCCAGGTAGTCCAGCACCGGCAACGACTGACCGGCGACGAACTGCACCGCCAGCGGTTGGATAGCGCCGGCCGTCTTTATGCGGTAGACCGCCCCCATCTCGTCGTTCAGCAGGTCGTCCATTTCGACGGCGTTGGTGAGCACCGCCATGCGGGGATTGTTGGCGAGGACGAGATTGTCCAGCACCTGCCGCCAGATGACGGTTTTGATGCGCTGGAGGTCCATCACGAGGTCGGCGATGGACAGGCCGTAGAACACGTGCGGCAGCGGCACCGCCCCCCAGCAGGCATAGGGCACGTGGTCCCACGGCTCGTCATGAAGGATCTCGTAGCCGGGGCCGGCCGCGCAGATCCGGCGCAATTCGGCGATGCCGTCGCCGTCGCGGTCGATGCGCATGACGATTTCGGTGTACAGGACCTTGCGCTGAGACGGGTCCAGCGACGCCTCGGCGCCGATGTCATCCTCGCTGCGGCGGGCCATCCGTTCCTCGGACGACTCCAGGCTGGAGGCGCCGGACAGCGCGGTCACCTCGTCGTAGTCGTAGCCCATGGCGACAAGGTCGCTGACCGTCACCTCTCGGCGCTGCCCGATCAGTATGGCGTCGTCTTCGGAGCGGGCGTTGCGGTCGATGATGAACTCTTCCGGCGGGACGGGCTCGATCCGGATGCGGTTGCGCTGGCGGTAGCGGCGCGCCTCGCCCGAATGCAGGCCGGTTGCCGGGTCCTTCTCGTCCGCCACGTCGGTAATCGACTCATCCGACAGCAGAACGGCCATTTCGTCGTCGGTCAGGCCGGAGTATCGGTGCGTCTTGACGTCCGTGCCGGCGTCCCACCAAAACTTAACCACGCCGACCTTGCTCAGAAGGCCGTCCTTCAGCCAGGTCATAAGGATCTTGAAGCCGGGGTTGTCCCTCTGCCAGACGAAGTTGACGTAATCGGTGGCCTGTTCGGCCATCGCCACGTCTTCCTCGCCCTCTGGCATGAACTCCACCGCACGCTCGGTCGAGCAGAACACGCGCAGCAGCGACGGCATGATGCTTTCGACGGTGTCGCGCACCTCGGTTGCAACGACCGTGCAGCGGCCGGTCTTTTCGTCGCCGTATGGCTTGCCCAAGTACCGGTCGATGGCGTCGGCACGCTGAACGGCAATGTCCTTATCGGCGTAGTCCACGGCGTCCTTGATCGCCGCCGCGACAATCGCCTGAAAGTCTTCGTCCCGCATGGGCGCGGGTTTCTTGTCCTGCGAAACAGACATGGTGCGGCGTCTCCCGACGAGCGCGATTTGTGAACACTACCACGCGTTTGTTCAACGCGCATCAATAAACGCCGAGCAAGTTCCGCTTAATCGGCCCCCGGTGCCGGCTTTCGACTTCCGCGAAGCGAAGCATCATGATCCCGTATCGCGTGGCGCTCAACAGGTCGTCCTTCTTCTTCACTATCAACCCGTCTTTCCGGTGATACAGCCGGAATTCTCCGAACCAATCGACCAGATGCGCGAAGACTTTCAGCCGGCCCGACTTCATCCGCATCAGCATGTCCGACACGCCCGCCTCCAGGCCGTTCGAGCCATCCGGGAAGGTCGCCCGCTCGGGCAGCATGTTCAGGCCGGCAGACCGGTACTGTTCGGCCAACTGTTCGCCGGATCCCTTGTCGTGCTGAAGGCCATCATGGGGCCATGCCCACGGCAGCCACTCCCCCCACGGTTTCAGCGCCAGGGTGTGCTCCGCAGGGGTCTTCTGGCTCGCACGATAGGCGGAGATGACATAGACGGTGTCCGTGTCCCGGTCCCAGGCGAGGCGAGCGGCGGCGGTTGGATGATCCCAACCGAAATCCAGGGCGCCAATCTTCGGCCAGTAATGCGGGATCTCGAACGGCTGGACGGTGATGTCCGACTCGATGACTTCGGCGAACACCAGACCTTCGCCCAGGATGGGAATGCCCTTGGCGCGGGCATCGCGCTCATGCGGCTTGTAACTGGCGATGATCTGGGCACGCTGCTCCGGCGTATAATGCTCGGCATCGTCAATGGTCATCTCGGTAAGATGACGGTCCCGGGTGTTCGGTTCCGGGTAGAAGTAGCCGACAACATCCGTCATGCCATTGAGTGGCGTGAACGTCATCATCGCCATGCCGCCCGTAGCATTGGTGCGGGTCAGGCCCTCGGTGTAGATGTCCTCCGGCGGTTCTTCGTCAAACCACACGATGTCAATGGTATCGCCCTGCCATTTCTCGCGCCCTTTCTCGTAGGACTTGAACAGCAGGTGCGACGTCTGCCCCGACTTGTGCTTGACAGTGACGGTGTCCAGCGCGTCGGCGATGCCGCGGGCTGACGTCACGCTGAGAAGGGACTTGGCCGGGATCATCCCGGTTCCGTAGGCGTCCCTGCCGTCCTTGGCCGGGTCCTTGCGCCCCATCAGGACGCGCTGCACGGTGTCGCGCGTTGCCTCGCCGGTCACGCCACCGGCCCACACCACCACGGCCCGGTCGAAGCGCCGGCCGATCCACCAATCCGGATACTGGCCGGTCAGGTGCATGGCGATTTCGGCACCGGCGGACCACGTCTTTCCCAACTGGTTGCCGGCCATCAGCAGGCGCTCGCGGTGCGTCCGGCCGGCGGCGTGGAAAATCTGCTGCTTCGGGTACGGCTTGTACTGCTCCAGGCGCAGCACGGCCAACAGCTTCGGCTTGGCCTCCACCAGCGCCCGCGCCAGTTCAGGCGTCATAGCGCTTGCCAGCCCGGCCAGCGCGTCGCCGGCTGGCTGAACCGCTGGCTTCCTGAAATTGTCGCCCCTAGGCATTGGCCGCACCTCCGTTGATCAGCGCCAGTAGGTCGCGTGCGAACGCGCCAGCGCCGTTGTTCTGCCGGTACACCTGCGCGTCGCGGTGGGCAGCTTCTGCCAGGTGGTCGAAATCGTGCTGGAGGATCCGCACCCCCTCCACCACGCCCTCGGCATCATCGCCAAGGTACGTGACCAACCCGCCGTAGCCGGCCGCCTGGACGTGCAGGGCGGTTCCGTCCGGAACGACGATGGGCAGGCCGCAGGCCATCGCCTCGGCCACGAGTCCGGAGTGCGTGTCACCGTAGAACGCCGGATCGTACGGCAGCACCAGCGCATCGCTGGCGTCCAACAGCGCGTCGAACTCCCGCACCTCGCCGTGGTTCGTCGTCAGCCCGAGCGTGGACAGTTCGTCATGGACTTCGGGCAGGTCGTTGCCGCTGTCGTGGATCAGCCAGCGCACGCTGTCGCCCAGCGAGCGGACGACGGCGGGGATCAGGTGGAAGCCCTTCGCCCGGCGCTGGTGCCCGAGCACACCCAGCACGCCGCACCGCTCCCGGCGGCGCAGCGGACCATGGTGCGGGTTGGCGATCACCGACACGTCGGCGGCCAGCGCGTCGCGGTAGACCGTCGCATGCAGTTCGGCCGTCGCCGCGAAGCGCAGCGCCGGTGCCCGGCGTGCCACGAAGCGCCACGAGCAGGCTTCCGGGCCGGGGCGGCAGGGGTAGCCAAGCACGCCCACCGCCGGACACGGCAGGCTCGCCGATGCCAGCGCCTGCGCCGCGGTCATACTCGGCCAGATGACCGTGTCCCGCGGCGTCAGCCCGAGACGGGCCAGATCGGAGCCGTGGGACGACGACGCGACGAACAGCGTTTCGAGCCAGCCGCACAGTGGGTCAACTGACGCGCGGGCGTAGGCGTACCAGTCGAAGAAGGGTTCTGCCTCCACCTGCGGCAGCACCTCCAGGACACCGCCTCCGTAGGCCAGCAGGCGCGCGTCCTGGCCGGCGGCGCGCAGGGACGCCGCAAGGCCGCCGCTGACCGTCGCATGGTGGCCGCGGTAACTGTCCAAGCCGGGGTCGCACACGAAGATGGTCATCGGCACCACCGCACACGGTGGACAGCCCATCGGTCGGTCGCCACCACCGCCAGCACCAGCGCGTCAAAGGCAAGGTCGCCGACGCTGACGGACGTCAGGCCGAAGGCCCACAGACCGAGCCGCACGGCGAACGCCGCGATGGTCAGCAGGAACAGGGGGAGGAACAGCCGATCCAGCCACATGGGATCCTCACTGCACGTCATCGGGGACGCCGACCGCGACGCGGACAGCGCGCCACGGGTTCAGCAGGGCCACCGCATCTTCGATCCTGCGGCAGGCTCTCCGCAGACTGTTCAGGGCGGCACTGAACTCGGGATCGATCATCGGGGCTGCCTCATGTTGCGGTGCGGTGTAAGGGGGCCGAACACCGGAATTTTTCAGGGCGGGATATGCTGCACTCCACCCCGCCCCCGGTGGGGGGCCGGGCCGGGGGGGGCTCCGCGGGCTGCATGTCCATTCCCTACCTCCATACTAGGTTCGATAACCCTCATTACGGAAAATCAGGTATCGTTCTTCATCAACCACTTAGCTAAACCGGTTGCGAATTGGCAGGCTTCGCGCCGTCCAGATCAACCGGAGGCTGCGTGTTTTGCGCGGACTGCATGGCTTCCGCCGACTGTTCGGCCTGCCCCTCGTCGGCCAGGACGCGCTCGGCCAGGGCCGTAAGCGCCTCGATCTGGCTTGCGTTCAGGGCTTCGAGCGGGTTCTTCACATCCATCTTACGATCCACGAACATGCCCAACTCCTTACCGATCAGCTCCCACGCCCGGTTCGCTGCGGTCAGGTTGTTGGTGCTCATGGCCTTGGTCGCGACGTCGAGAAGCTGCTTCAGGACTTCCTCTTTCGACAGCGCAACCCGCTTGGCCGCTAGGATCTCGCCTTTCTGCTTCAGTTCGGCGATGCGGTCCTTCACGTCGTCCCGCTTCATGAGTTCCGACGCCCGGACGTGCGCCGACCCCTCCGGAAAGCCTGCCTCCTTCGCGGCGTTGGTCTGGTTTACGCCTCGGGCTATGGCCTGGGCGAAACGCTCATGCTTCCCGTTCTTGAGCTGCGGCATGCTCTATCCCGCGACAATCCTACGCTTTCGCTGCGTACTGTCCTTTATAACGCAACAATTCCCGTAAGCCAAGGCGTAAGGCGCTCGTCGGGCCTGACTGACACACCTGACTGACTGCACACTCCCAACATAAGCCCTAAAACCTATATGGGTTGTATTATGTACAACTAATATAAGTTCTGCCCCTCCATATGAATGCGTCTGTTGTGTCAGTGTGTCAGAACGCCAATCGGCTCAATCGCTTACGCGCCGACGCACCGTGTTTATGCGTCATCGGAGCGTCAGAACGGATTGGGGCGCCGCCCGGTGAGGAACGGCGCCCCGAAGGCTCCCGCGCGACCGCGGTATCTGCCGGCAGGCTATGCGGCATCGCGTTCCGAGGCGGCGCGGATCCAGTAACGTTCGCCACGCTGGCCGCGCTGACCGCGCTTCCAGCCGAGCTTTTCCAGCACCGCCGTCGTTCGGCGCTGGTCGGCGGTGCCAATGCGGCCCTTCTCGATGTTCAGGGCGCCCCGGATCACCTCGCACACGGTGACGCGGTCCAGGTGGCGGACGTGCTCGGCCACGATTTCCTCCCAGGCGTCTTCCTCAAAGCGCGCGTCCTGCTCCGGCAGGATGTGCGTGCGCTCAAAGTCGCCGTCCGGCCACCACCGCTCCCCGGCCCGGTACCGGTGCACGGCTTCAGCAAAGAGTTGGTCGCGGTCGCGGGCGAGTTCGGTCGTCCGGCAGGGCAAGCCGTCCGTGCCAGCCTTCACCGGCCAGAAGCGACGGGCGCCCGTCTCGTCGCGCAGGTACGTCTCTTTGTTCGTCGTGCCGATGAAGACGCACTGGCGCGCCTCGTGCACCTCCATGCGGCCATAGGGCGGGCGGTAGATCTCCACGCGCCGCGTGACGAACGCTTTGACCGCCGTCACCTCCGACTTGGACATGGCGTGCATCTCGCCGAACTCGATCAGCCACTTTCCGCGCAGGTGCTGCTGCGCGTCCTTGGCCGTTACCTCGCTCGGCATGCTCTCCGAGAAGTACGCCCCGCCCAGCACGCGGCAGGCGCTCGTCTTCCGCAACCCCTGCGGCCCCTCGATAATCAGCATGTAGTCGCACTGACAGCCGGGCTCGTAGACCCGAGCCACCATGGCTATCAGGAACATCCGCCCGATTTCGGTGGTGTACGGCGTCGGCTCCGCGCCCAGGTAGGTCGTCAGCCAGGGAGCCACGATGTCTCCCCCTTTCGTCGTCCCGCCGGCCAGCCTGGGCACGCCATCCCACACCAGACTGTCCAGGTAGTCGCGCACCGGGTGAAAGGCGTTCTCGTGGGCGACGGTCTCCACGGCCTGATGCGTCGCATCCTTCCCGATGGTCGGCAGGCCGGCCACCTGCAACCACACCTGGATCAGCGTCAAATCGACGTCGGAAATCGGTCGCGGCGTGAAGGGTTGGGCCGGCATGGACTCGCCGAACCTGGGCACCGGCTTCAGCAGCAACGGCGAACGCAACATCTCGTCATAGGCGATGACGCCTTCCCAGGCCGGATCATGCTGAAGGGCGATCTGCGCGTTCCCGACGTTGCCAAGCACCTGCCCTTGCGCACCCTCCATGCACAGGTGGTACCAGTCATCCATGCGCTTGACCGGGCCAGCTTTGGCTACAGGAGCGCCCGCTGACGCGTCGGCGGTGACAGATCCGTCCTGTACCTGGGCGGCTTCGCTGGCGTCCTGCGCCATCTCTGCGTCGGGCACGGGCTCGGCCGCGGGCGTCGGCTCCGCCGATAGTGGACGCCCCGGCTCGTACGCGTTGGCGCGGATGTAGGCGCGCAACTGCGCCCCGTCCCAACCATCCTTCAGCGCGTCGCCCAGGTCCCAACCCTTCGGCGCGTCCTCAGGGCACCCCAGCACCTTGACGGCTGTTGCGCCGGCCTCCAGCGCGAGTTGCGCGACGCCCGGCTTCAGGACGCCCTTCGCGTCGTAGATTCCGAGCGCCGCAGCAAGTCCGCCCCTGTCGGCATCCGGCGCAACCAAGACGCGCCGGCCGGCAAGCGGGCTGAAATCGGTGTGCAGCCGCCCCTGGTCGCCGCCGACGATGGACACCACCACCAGCTCGGGCAAGGCTTCCTGCACCATGTCCGTCTTCTTCTCCCCGAACATCAGCACCACGTGCGCGTCGGGGCGCGCGGCCAGCCGATCCAACCCGTAGAGGGGGCGCGGCGCGTCCATAGGCCACAGGCACCACCGTCCCACCTGCAACGGGTCGTCAACTCCATCGGACGCCTTGGGCACGCACCATGTGACTTGGGGGGTGAACTTTCTGCCTTCCTTGATCTCGCACCGCAGGACATATCCGTGCACCGCGCCGTTGCCGTCCCGGTAGGTGGCCACGTGCGCCGGGCGCAAGGTGGTGAATTCCCGATCCGTCCCCGCCCGCTTGGGATTGTAGATCTGGCACGTTCGGCCGAACGCCTGCATCAGGCTAGGCGCGCCGGCAGGTACCGGCTGCACCGATGTCCACTCGGGCGTGCGATCGATCACCACCCGCTGCGGCGGCGCGGCCGACACGGAGCCGCCCGACCATGACGTCAGGTAGGCCACCGCATCCTTGTAGGGCATGCGCCGGTACTGCTGGACCCAATCCAGAGCATCGCCCTTGGCGCCGCAGCCGAAGCAGCAGAACCGCCAGTTCTCGTCTCCGCCCTTGAACACGGTGAACGACGGCGTGTCCTCCATGTGGAACGGGCAGCAGGCGCGGAATTCGCGCCCGTCCTTCTGTAGGGCGATGTCCGAACCGATCAGGTCGGCAAGGGGAAGTCGCTTGAACAGCGCCCGCATCTCTTCCGAAACCAAGCTGCGCGTGATGTTCAAGGCAGTCTCCTGTTGATTTCGGCCAGGGCTTCTTCAGCGCTTCGGGCCACGATGTAGATACCGCCGGCCCGCTCCCATGCGGCTTGCCAGCGCTCTTGTTCCTTGGACTGACGTCCGCGTGTCGTCTTGGCCTCGATGGCGAGTGCCCGGCCGCGATGCACGCCGAGAATGTCCGCCGATCCGACGCACCCGAACCGGATGACGCGCCCGCCCTTTCCGGGGGCCAGTGCGACGCCCGTGTTGTTGCGCCATACCAGCGTCTCGGGCAGCGCCGACACGACCACGAGGATTTCACGCATGGTGGGCGTCTCGCTCATGCCGCCGCCCTCCGGCGCCCGAGCAGGTCCCGCGCCCGCTGACGCAGCGCTGACCAGTAGCGGACGCTCATCAGGACCGGCGTCGCCTCGCCGCGGAACGCGTCGTCTACGGCGCGGATCAGGGACCACAGCACGTCATCGCGGGCGTCCGACAGATCCGGGCCAGTCGGCGACGCTTGGGCCAGCAGATCCTGGACGATGGCTTGCCGGTCCCGGTACTCGCGGGCGCGATGCTGCGCCCATCCACGCTTGAACTTGCGTGCGCGCTGAATGGCCTTCAACCGCACCTCGTCTTCGCCCGCCAGGTCTAGCAGCCGGAAGAAATTGGCGCCGCGGGCTTTGGCGATGTCGATACCCTGTGCCCAGGCGTTAGGGTCGGCAAACTTCTCCAGCCTGCCTTCCACCACCTCCAGCTTGCGCGCGTCGTCCTCTGCCGCCTTGCGCAGACCGCACGGCTCGCCGCCCACGCCCGCACAGGTCCGGGCCACAGCCTGAGCCTGATTGGACGGTACCGCGCGAAAGCAGGTCGAGCAGGTGGTGAGGCTCTGAACTGCCGTGGTGGCGCGCTTCTTCCGCCCCTCCAGAGTCCACTCGCGTTCCAGATCTGGCAGGCCGAACCGGTGGACGTTGCCGACGTGGTCGAGGATGACCGCCCGGCTGCCATCAGGCTTCTTGCGCAGCGCCCGGCCGACCTGCTGGAGGAACAGCGCCAGCGACTTCGTGGGGCGCAGCAGGATCGCACCTGCGCAGACCGGTACGTCCACGCCCTCAGAAATCAGTTCGCACGAAGTCAGGACGTTCAGTCGGCCCTCGGCCAGATCCTGGAGCAAACCGCGTCGCTGGTCCGGGCTCATGGTGCCGTCTACCGACGCGGCGCGGAAGCCGGCGGCGCGGAACTGCTCCGCCACGTGCTCGGCATGCTGGATCGTGACGCAGAACGCCACCGCCGGCCGACCGTTCAGCATGTCGCGATAGTGCTCCACCGCGTCGCCCGTGATGACGGCCTTATCCATCACTTCGGCCAGATCGGACGCGGCGAAGTCCCCGCCACGGGTGCGGACGCGTGACAGGTCAACGGATGCGGTCGGCGCGAAGTAGTCGAAACCGGCGAGGTGCCCGTTCTCGATCAGCCAGCGCGTGCTCGGGCCGGTGACCATCTCGTCAAACACATCGCCCAGGCCGCGTCCGTCCAAGCGCTCCGGCGTCGCAGAGACGCCAAGCACCATGGTTTCAGGCCAAGCGTCGGTGACCTGCCGATAGGTCCCGGTGACCGAGTGATGGGCTTCGTCAATGACCAGCAGGTCAGGCCGACGGACGCGCTTCAGGCGCCGCGCCAGCGTTTGGACCATGCCCACCAGCACGGGAACGTCAGGGATCTTCCGGCCGGGCAAGATGAGCCCGTGTGCAACCCCCATCGCCTTCAACGCCGCGCTGATCTGCGCCACGATCTCGCGCCTATGCGCAACGATGATAATGCGCTTTCCCTTCTTGGCGGCCTCGCTGGCGATGTAGGAGAACGTGACGGTCTTCCCGCCCCCGGTCGGCAGGACGAACAGCACGCGCCGGATGCGGCGTCGGAAAGCCCCTCGGATCGAAGCGACTCCATCGTCTTGGTAGTCGCGGAGAACGGGTACCGTCATGCGGCACCGCCTTCGGGCTTGCCGATGATAGCGGAGTGGTGGGTGTGGTGGGATGCACGCTGGGCGACGTAGTCGAACCCCTCGGGCATCGGCGCGCCGTGCGGGTGAAAGCGGATCTCCGTGACGTCGGGCTCCGCCTCCGCGCGCTGGAGCGGGTAAGCTCCGCGGGCGCGGGCGGCCTGCAACTCGGCCAGCGCTGCCGGCCAGAGCGGCGACGTGGTGTCCGGCAGGATTTCGTCACCGGGCAGGACGGGCACGACAAGCCCCTTGGGGCCGCCGTCGATATCCAGGCTGATGGACGTCTCGTCGGCGCTGTACACCCACCCCTCGGCGGCGTGCAGCAGGCACCACCACAGCAGCGCGCGGGCGTCGCGGTCTCGCTGGTCCCGGATCATGGCGCCCAGGTCTCGCCGCAGCGAGTACAGGGCCCTTTCCGGGTCGGTGTTCGGCGTCCAGGCTTCGGTGTAGGCGAGCCCCACCAGCGCCTTGGCGTGCAGCTCGGGCAGCGTGCGGGCCGGCGCCGCGAAGATCTGTTCGGCTAGCGCGTTCTCCTCCAACCAGAGGCGGTGCGACTCGTCCGACAGGTCGGTGATGCCGGCGGCTCGCTCCGCCTCTAACACCGCCGTCTCCAACCGTTCGAACTCGGCCATCAGGGCGGCGCGGTCTTCTTCGGTGAGCCTGCCGCACTCGCGGATCGTTTCGGCGCGGCTGACGACGCCTCCGCCAGCGTAGTCTGGCAGGCGAACGAGCGGAGGCGGCTCGGTGAGTTCGCCGCACCTGCGGTCTGCCTCGGCGCCCAGGCGGCGGCCCAACCGCATGGCGTGATGCCAACGGCGATAGGGGGAGCGCAGGTTGCTCATGGCTCCATCCCCTCCGGCAGCGGCTGGGTGGCGCACCAGTTGCAATACTCGAAATGACCAACCAGCGTCAGCTTGTGCGCCTTCACCGTCACCGGCGGCCGGCCCGGCAGCGTTACGTTACGGGCCTCCACCATCCCCTTAGCGATCAGCGCGTCAGCGACACGGGGGTGCAGGGATGCCAGTTCACCGCCGGGCAGATCTTGCGCGAATAGGGCTTCCACGGCGTCGTGCTGGGCCTGTGTCAGGCCCTCGATGCGGGCGGGGGCGTTCGTCATCGCGTCCTCCACGCCAGCCAGCGCGGCTGATCGTCGTGGATCTTCGCCATCATGGAGGCGAAGCGACGATACCGCGGGCGCTCGGCGATCCAGTCGGCCCACCACGTCTTTCGGACGGGCGTCAGCCACTCGACGGCAGCCACTCGCCACGGGTCGTGTGCCGCCAGCGCGAAGAAGGCGGCAGCCTCCAAGCAGTCGATTTCCGACTCGCCCAGGTTCTCCAAGATGGCCGTCAGCAGGTGGCCGAGCGACAGGGCGATGATCTCGTGCGGCAGGTTACCCTGCCACCGCTCGACATGCCCGCCGACCATCTCCAGCAGGTGCTCGGCCCGCTCGCGCCAGCGACGCGCCTCCTGGACGCGCTCGATCCAGTTCACGGTGATGTCCGTGAGTTCCGGCAGGTGTGGCGGCAGGTTGTTGTAAACGCTCTCGGCCGAGGTGATGGGCTTCAGCGCGATCCGCGGCGGTTTCATTCCGCCATGACGGCTGACGAGGTCCATTAACGCGGCCATGGGAACCCCGTTGCCGGCGACGGCCTTGGTCGCTTCATCGGCGAAGCGACGCTGGCTCTCCGGGTCATGGATGCCCATGCACACGGCGGTGCCGGCCATGTTGAAGGTGTAGCTGTCGGGATCGTCGCCGGGCAGCGGCGGGAAGGCGTCCACCTCCACGCCCCACGGGGTCGCGAACCGGCCGGTGGGCTGGGAGCCGCTCATTGCGCATCCTCCCCGCTAGCCAGATCCTTATCGCACTCAGCCCGTTCCGCGCGCGCTTTCCGTTCCTCGTGGCCCGACGCGAGCGCGACTTGACCGTCCCGACCGATGCGCGTCCAGAAATCGCGATATGCCTCGATACCGAGTGCGGCTGCTGCGTCTGCCTCGGCGATCAATTCGGGCGTGGCCGGCTGGATCTGGTCACCGGCACTTTCTACCAACGGCTTGACGATGAACGGCTTTCGGCTGCTCCGCGTCGCGGTGAGCGCCATCGTCACCGGTCGCTCAATGTGGGACATGTGCGAGATGCGAATGCCGCCGACCTGTTGGCCGCCGAACGTCACCGAGTCATCGCGGTACAGCGTCATGGACCGGCCGGCATATGCCGCGCCGTCCGCGCCCCACACCGTGACCAGAACTCGCCGCATGCTCTTGCACGGCTTGAACGGCTTGCCGTTGTCGCCCTCGAAATTGATCGCTATCGGCTGGTCGGCGGTGGCGAGTAGGGAGACCTTCGTGACCTTGATGGTTCGCGGGCCGCCAATCAGGTCGTCCGCGTTGATCTGGTCACTCTTGGGGATGATGGTGTTCCTGACGTCGATCATACGCGGATCTCCTGTTCAACCCGTCGTTCGGTCGGCACGAGACGTTCCGCTGCGGCTTGATAGCGCTCCAGGTTCTCGGCGAGGCGCCGCTCGAACGCTTCTGCGGCGGTGATGATGGCGTTCTGAATGTCCCGGTCTGGGTACGCGCGAATCACCACCAGCGGCATGCCGCCGCTGTAGCTGATGAAGTCCAGCCATTCGCGCCCCGACACCAGTAGCCCGGCCTGGACCTGAAGGGCATAATCGGCCGGAATGCGCCCTTCGATGATGGTTTCCGCCTGGAACTTCTGGCGGCGGCTCTTGATCTCGATCAGCCCGTCATCGCCAACCAAGCCGTCAGGCGAGTACCCGAGCGTGAACCCCCAAGTGTTATTGGTGATGAACCCGACTTCCTCGACTGGCGCGAATTTCTCGGCGTACAGCGCGCGAGCCGCGTTCTCGTCCTCCCAGCCGCGCAGCATGTCGTCGCTGATGAAATGCGGCTCCACGTGATTGGTGACCCGCTGGGCCAAAAGCTCGTAGAGGTGAGCGCGTTCCTTCTCGTTGCTGGCGACCTTCAGCGTCGGGGTGAGGATCAGCTTCATCTCGCTGGCCGTCAAAAGACCGCAGCGAGCGGCCAGCCACTCGTCTGTGCCCTGGATCATGTTGGGGTGATAGGTGATGCCGGGGTTGTGGGCGCTCATTGCTCGCCCTCCATGGCCCTCGGCTCCCAGGACGGGCAGCCGACGACGCACTGCTTCTCACGGAGGTTCTTGGAGCAGGCGCGCACCTGAACGCTCGGCTCGATGTTGCGCCACGTGTCGGCCGCGCAGGTCGGACAGGCGCGGGTGGCCGGCAGATGGGCGCAGGTGTCCGCGTGCTCCTGCATGCGCTTCCGGCTGGAGCCGGTCTTGGTGCAGTGCGGGCAGCGGTAGCGGGTGCTGGTGAAGGGGGTGACCGCAGCGCCCATGGTCAGACCCCCGCGTTCGTCACCGGTGCCGGGCTCAGTTCGCCGGCAACGGCAAGGATGCTGGAGGTCTTGACCAGCGTCCGCCGGCCGATCTTCACGGTTTGCAGCTTGCCCTGGGCAATCAGGTCATAGACCTTCGTCTTGCCTATGCCCAGGTCGCGCTTGGTGTCTTCGATGGACTTGCAGAGGGGCTGCACGGGAAAGGCTCCTTTCTCGCCATACCGTCAGCACGCGATGGCGTGCCTTGGCGAACGAACGGAGCCTTCCACGAAAGAATGGGGCGGTCGGCCGGAAATGGTCAGAAAGGTTGGAAAGGGGTTACCACCTATTTCCGACTGAGAGCTTCCATGATACGGCGGGCGCGGCTCTTAACCTCACCTTCTGCCGGCTCCTCACCACCGTTAGCTTGGAACCACTCCTGCATCATACGCACGATAGCGGCCTGTGCGCCGTGCCCCTCCGGCAGTCCATCCGGGGTATTCGCGGCTGCTAAAACGTGGATAAGAGCCCCTTCCCAATCATACTTGCGCGGTCGCCCCGGTGGGTTGGATGGCTGGGCCACTACCGTATGCCGGATCTCGTCTTTGGCCGGCGCAGTACCGTACGGGGCAAGCATCTCTATCTGAGACAGCACAAGCATTAACCCGCTGTATCGAAAATGGTAATGACCATCTCCGTAAACATCACCAATCCAATCGAATTCATCACCGTCCAAATCATCAGCAACTAGCTCGCCAGCGTCCCAATCAATGTAAAGATTGTGCACCATAAGATCCGACGGGATCGCACGCAGAGCGTCCCCTTCAAATTCTTCAACGATTTCGTCAATTTCGTCTGTCTTTATTTCAAGTTCCGCCTCATTTGGTTGTGACGGCTTCCTATTATAATAACTCCGCCGAACTACCTTCCCTATAAGAGCGTATGCATCTAACTTGCCAGTGAATATAAGAAGCTCAAGCAATCGTTTGCACCATGGACGCGGCGCGTGAGCGGCAAGCATATCAATAGCTTTGCTGGATTGTATGAACATACCCCACCTCCTACATTTTGAATGCCGTTATACTTTAGCCCTGCACCGCTCAATTTCTCGCCTTATTTTTCTCTCATAGTCTTTAAGAGTGCTCAATGATGGTTGGTCATAGTCGTTGTCGATGAACCATTGGGCCAGCAAGTCAGTAAGCTCAGACTGTTTGTCTGGCAACCCATTGTTCACTTCGGCCCAACCGATAATGTATATCAACGCGCCAATCCAAGCCGGGTTTGGCGGCCTTCCGACTTGTCGCGCGCATTCATTAATCTTCACCCGCTTACTTCTGGGTTTCGTTACATCATCTTGGCAGAAATAATCAATATCATCAGCACTGAAGGATATATTTTCCACCTCATAAATTATAAAACTACCTTCGGAACGATCAGACAAACGCCCATTTAGTTTTCCATCAACAAACTCAAGTTGAACCCGATAGATCCATTCCGGATAACCATGGCTGTATACGCTATCGGATTTTTCTACAAAATTGCCGCAGACAATCTCAGCCTTTCTTATCCGATAAGAGTCATACGCAAATAGCACAGATCCATCACGGTAAGCGCCCTTAAGCCAATGCCACGCAATAGGCAAATTCGGGAACACTTTCCCCAATTTTTCAATCGCCTCATGAGCAGAAATATATTTCGTTGGAGCGAATTCTTCATCGCCACCGATAGCAGCAAGAAGAAGTTCATAAACAACGCCGTCATCATCGCTCATCACGCCCTCTCCGCTGGGCATCTCCGCTTGTGGGTCCGGCGGGGAAACGCGGGCGGAGTGCCGCGCTTGTCGGGGGCCATCCTATCCCCGCCGGTATCGACGCCCGGTCAGCCGGGCGAACTTTCAGGCTCGCTTTCGCGCCATCGGAACGACCTTCCCGCCGTTCCTGTCGCAGTAGGCAGCCCACGCGTCCATCATCTTGCGGCGCTTCTCCAGCATGGTCGAGCGCTGATAGGCCGCCTCCGTCTTATCCTCCACCGCATGCGCCAGCGCCGCCTCGGCCACCTCGCGCGGGAAGTTCGTCGCCTCGGCCGCCCAATCGCGGAAGGAACTGCGGAACCCATGCGCGGTGCAGTTCACCTTCATCCTGCGCAACAGCATCGTCAACGTCATGTCCGACATGGGGCGGCTCTCCTTCGCCCCTTCGAACACGAGCGCATCCTGGTCTTCAGTTCGGCGCAGATCCTTCGCCCTTTCCAGCAGCGCCAGCGCGCGTTCGGACAGTGGCACCACATGCGTCTTGCCGGCCTTCATCCGCTCGGCCGGGATGGTCCACACCTTGCGCTCCAGGTCGAACTCGCGCCACCGTGCGCCGCGCACCTCGCCGGAGCGAACCGCGGTGACAATCAGGAACTCGAACGCCAGCTTGACGACCGAGCCGGCATGGGGCGTGTCCCGCAGCTTCAGCAGGAACTCGGGCACGTCCTGCCACGGCATCGCGGCGAAGTGCTCCTGCCCCTTCGGCTGCCTGGGAAGGCCCTTGCTGACGGACCGCATCGTCAGCTCATGCGGCCGATAACCTTTGGCGTGCGCCCAATCCAGAACGGTGCCGATCCGCTGGCGCACCCGCCGGGCCGTCTCCGGGATCTGCAACCAGATCTTCACCAGCACGTCGCGCACTGCCGGCCCATCGATCTTGTCCACGCGGACGTCGCCGAGCGCGGGGAAGACGTGCTGATCCATCGTGGACAGCCACTGCGCGGCATGCTTCTCACTCTTCCACGTCGGCCGGTGTTCCTCAATCACCAGCGCCACCGCCTCGCGGAAGGTTGGGATCGTCTCGCGGGCCTTGCGCTTCTCCGCCACGGGGTCCAGGCCCTGCCGCACCTGCCGGCGCATTGTATCCGCCGCTTCGCGCGCGTCGGCCAGCGACACGTCGTTGGCCGAGCCCAACCCGAAGTCCCGGCGCTTGCCATCGACCGTGATGCGCAACACCCACTTGCGTGAGTTGTCGGTGCCGATGACCAGCATCAGCCCCTTGCCGTCACCATACCGGCCCGGCTCTTTCAGGTTTCGAACTTTAAGTGTAGTCAGCCCCGCCAT